TTACTAATTCTATTTTCAGATAACATAATAAAGTCATCAATTAAGCCTTGTGTAAAGACTGTAGAACTTACTTCAGTATAATCTCTAATTGCTGTTGTTAAAGTTGCGTAAGTGTATGCCATAATTAAGCTCTATCATTTAATGGACCGTATGTACACTGTAAACCACCACCTATAACTTCTTCATCACTAACTGCCCATGCTCCTACTTTTGCAAGAGCGGCAAAAGAAGTTATAGGTGGTGTAAAAAGGTTATCAGTTCCAACCGTAACAGGTCTTGAACCGTTTAATTTAGCACCTGCTAAATGAATATTAGCTGTTGTTGGAGGAGGTGTGAAACCTCTAAAAACAGTAGAAGTACCTCGAACACATCCCGTTAAAGAACCTGCAGTAGTTCCATTTGATGTTGTTCCAGTGTATGAAATTACTTCATTTTCAAATCTTCCTGTTGTTGCATTTACTTTTTCAATGACCACGAATCCTGGAGAAGCAACTGTCCCAGGAAAATTTGTACTTACGCTATAATTATTATTCTGTGGTGTTATATTAATTGTTGTACTTGTTGCTGTAATATCGTTTGTTAAAATTGCACTTTGTTCTATGTCTCCAATACCATATACAGGATTTAAACCACCACCTTGCATAACTGTTTTAACAGCTTGAAATCTTACAGAGTCACCAGTTATCAAATTATGTCCAGGTTGAACTACTTGAATATTTGCAAGTTGTTGCTGCCCCGAAAAAGAAGTTGAGTTAAAAAAAGGAGTTCCAAATCCATTTTCTGTCACAGATATAAAATCTTGTACTGGAAATTCTGTTCTTGCTGGATAAGCATGTTCCAAGGCTTGTGCATCAGCGCTCACGGGTCTTGGTGTAAGTTGTGGTTGCTTAACTTCAAACTCAGAATTATGAACCCAGGCTCCTGTCCATTCTTGCACCATTTCTGTATAAGGGAACGCGGCCCCTGATCTCATTGAGATCATCAATGCTCTAGAACCTTTGGAATAAGTAGCCATTAGATATTAGGGTAATAAGTTTTAGGGGTTATGTATGTACTAGATGGAGATCCATCTTCAGATAAAGCCCTTGCTAAATCATCTTCGTAAAACAATTTTAATTCTTGTGTTCTCTCTGGTGCAAACTTTTGAGATAATAAATAAGTTAAACCTGAAACCATACATGGAATAAATCTAAAAGGAGTATCGGTTGCATTACTAAATGCCCCTACGTCTTGAATTCTTTTAACATAATAAACCATTAATTTACTTGTTGCTGCAGCTGCTGCTGCATTAGGTAATGGATAAAGTGTAACTGTAACTCTATCTATAAATCTTTGAACCCAGAATTGAGAAGGTGTTCCAATTGTAGCTTTGTTGGCTGTACCGGAATAACCAGATCTATCTACTTTAGATAAAGCAACATCTGATTGTGATGTAGTATTATAATTTTGTCTAAAACCTATATTTAAAATATCTGTAATACCATAAACATTTGCTGTTGGAACTGTTGTAGCTTGTGGTGAAGCGGCAGCGGCTGCTGCACTATCAACTGCATTTCTATAAAAAGTATATGTACCTGCACCTTCGTCAGTTGCATCTACATTTGTAGATGACCCTTGAATCAATGTAACGTTTGTATTACCAACTTCCCAAAAATGCAAACCTCTATTGCCCCATTCTTGAAATAAAATATTTAAAGATCTTCTAGCTGTTTTAAGTTGATGTCCAGAAGTACCAACTAAACCTATACGTTCATAGGCATCAGAAATAATCTCATCAATAGAAAAGTCTTGATCAAATTGATAAGCACCCGAAGTTGTATTAGACATTTAATACTCCTTTAAAATGTTCCTACTATATAAAAAAAATCACAGTTAGTTAAATCTGCATATATTCCAGTGTTAGCATAAATACCTGCTCCAGGCATTTTAAACTCATGTACATTGTTTCCTGCTGTTCCAAATTTACCATGAAAAATTAATGCAGAAGCTGTTTTACCATCCCCTATTTCATTATAGAGTTTAATTTCAGCGTCTGCTGCAGAACCTTGACCATATATAGTCATAATATTACATTTAGTAATATTGGCTGCTGAACCGGCTACGAGTGATTGCACTTGTCCGTCTGCTGCTAGTATTATTGATTGTTTAACTTTTGATGTTATTCCCATAATTTTCTCCTTAAATTTTGTAGGAGCCCCGGAGGGCTCCGTTAATTATTTATTACGCTTCTTTTGCAAAAATACCTTGAACAGATACAACTGTCCAATGAGCAGTTGAGTTCAAAGATGCAATTGTAACATGATCCCCCACTTTAGATGTAGCTTTTGTATTAATAAGATCTTTATTATCTGTTAAAGATCCCGCATACAAAATACCATCATTAGCGTTTGGACTAATTGTTAAAGCGTTAGCTCCATCTTGAGCTGTATTTACAAATGTAATTACTGCTCCAATTGAAATTGCAGGTAAAGTAAATTTAACAGCATCTGTAGATGAAGTAAACGTCATTCCTGCGGCTAATTCAGCAGCAGTTATTGTGTGACTTGTTTTTTTGTTTTCTAAATTAAATCCCGTAACAATTGCAGCTTCATTAAACTTTCCTTGTAATACCGGTCCTCTAAATAGTGTTTGTGCCATGATTATTCTCCTAGTTAATTCTACATAGTCTCTAGGCCGTCGACTATACCGCGTCCATGCAGAAAATTAATTTATTGTATAGTGTAAATATTATATGTTATTTTTGAGTAGAGTGCAAGAGATCCCTAGGTATTTATGCATTTCAGCGATGTAGCTTTTGTCTAAGTAGCTACAGAAACTTGTGGAGCAACGCCTTCAACGTTATTTTGCCTGTGAGCGATTTCAGCTTCTTCAAGCTTAATCTCAGTAATGATTTGCCTGATTTTATCATCAAGCCTAACCATGTTAAGAGTATATCTATCTTCATTAATATGCTCTTGTTCCCACTTCAACTCCAAGGACCTTTTTGCTTTGTATAGGTCTTGTATCATAAACAACCTCCTCAAAAGTTATTCGATTTAATCCCGGATCGTAACTATTTCCGAGAGATTCCCAATTTATACTCTTTTCTCCCAACTTGTCAAGGATTGATTTTTCAAGGGAAACAGGACTATCTTCAGACAAAACTTCAAATTTTGCATGATGATCATAGGCCCATATATTTACTAGGAATTTTTTCATATTATTACTTTCTTATTAAAATGTGGCCGAAACATGTCCGGCCACAAAATTATTTACTGATTATGCACCACTACAACCGAAGATACCTCTATAGTCAGAAACGCCAAACGCGTATCTTTCTCTAGCTTTGTATCTAACGTTTCCAGTGTCAAAGTCTCCTTCCATTGACGTAGTCAACGGAGTTCTTGAGAACATCTTCATACCATTTGGAACGTCTGTAATTAAGAACCAAGAATCAGCGTCAGTTAGGAAATTGTTCACTCTGTAACCTTGAGGAACCATTCCCATTGAGTTGATTGCATTGATATCATTATCAGCAGTTTGAGTTCTACCTTGAGACTTCATAAGTCTTTCAGCGTTGAACTGGTTAGCTGATGGAATGATCATCTTAACCGCTTTAGCAGCTATTCTTAAACCTCTTTCATCAGTGAAAGCAGCTACGTCGATTAGCGCTTGCTCTAATGAAGTTTCGTTTAAGTCAGCTTGAGTAGCAAAAGTGTTAGCTACATTCGTACCTGAAACTGTAGTATGCGCTGTATTAAACAGTGATACTTGGTCTCCAGATGTAAATGTACCAAAACCATTATTTAATGGTGCTGCACCTTTTACTTCTTTAGCGTTGGACATAGATCTTGCTAGTGCTTTTGTGTATCTAGAAGAAAGTCTATCATAAAGGTTATCCTCTATTGCTTCTTCTGTGATAGCGAAAGCTAGCGCAATCGTTTCCATTGTGTATCTAGCAGTGTAAGTCTCTTGTGCTTCATCGTAATTAACACCTTGACCTTCTGCTTTGACTTCTGCGTTTGCAAAACCAGATAACATTACTTCCTCTTCGAAAGCTCTGTCAGATGATTCTGTTGTATAAATCTCAGCGTGCTGATTTTCATATCTTTTGTATTCCAAGCCGAATAGTGCATTCAGACCTGGCTCTAACTCTTTTACGAGTTGTGCTCTTGATATTGCCATGTTTTTATTCTCCTATTCTATGATTAACTTGGTGTTACAAATTCGCAAAGGTTTTGTACTACTATTACTTTTGCAAAAGCCGCTGTAATGTCTTCATTCTCAGGGTCTTCTGCTACTCTTAATAGCCTCCATTGCGATGCTACTGCTGATGTTGCGCCAATGTTTAATGTTTGTGATGATCTTCCAGTAATCGTACTACCTGCTACAGCATTACTCTGGTAAGTTTCCATAAATCCAGCTTGTGCTACTGCAGCGTCAGTTGCAATCTCATAGTTTTGGAAAGGGTTATCATTTACAAACGCATCAATGTCGGTATTGCCATCAGTTGCTGTGTTCGCTAGATAAACGTTACTAAACGTTGGCTTTTGTGTATTAGCCGCAGTAAAGAAACATCCGTTGAATACGCCAATAGTTTTACTATTAACGGCTCCAACTGTCATATAACCAGCTGCAGTTTGAACCTGCGTGCCGAGAAATATGTTAGTTGCATTGCCATTATCGATTTTATACTTTGACTGTCCAGATACTGCAGGCGAATTGCCTAAAGTACTAA